AGAGCCATCGGCGTTGACAAAGGCGTTAAAGTCAGCTGTGGCTATCCCAGTTAATCGTGTTGATTGTCGTAATGTTAAAGATAGATGTGGATTGTCCTCATTGTTCACAGCTAATCTATTGACATCAGGTTCTTGTTTGTATTTGGGATAGATACCATTCGGGTCATAGAATCCACCAGCTTGCGACAGCTCCGATGGCTTCCCTGGTAAAGAACCAAGGACCAATGGCTCTTGCTTATTGTTCCCATCTCTAAAGTATCCAAACACCCAAGAGCCTTCTACTAGACCTAATGGCGTTTGACCTAATCCACTTATACCTGAACTTGTAATAGGAAGAACAACTTGCGCCCATGGTAAATCAGCTGTAGGAAGAATACTTTGATTGCTTGTGTGATGGCCAAGTGCTCTCACTCTTACTCTGCCTGCGAACTCCGGGTCTTGTCTATTCTCTACAACGCCAACGAACCACAGAAAACCATTGTGTCCTATAAATTTGTCATTAATCATTTTTATTTTTTCCGATATGCCTTTTGTTTTAATACACTGGCTTTACGCTATTTAATAGCATTTAGCGAAAGCACACGCAAGGTTAGCTATATGTATTATCTTTGTTGTTTATCAATTTAAGACTCGCAAGAAGGCCCTTAATTCTAAGTAAACAAGGGTGTTTTACATGGTTCCAAGAGCTATCAGTGCCTCGGTGTCCTTTAAAGAACCCATTGTACTTGTTTCTCTCATTGGCCTCTGCTGAAGCAAATGAGTAGTCATCTATGATTGTCTTAATTTCTTCTTTAATATTCATTATCATTCTCTTATATTGTGAAAGTATGTCTTTCATGTTGTTAGTTATCTATCCTCTCATAGCCACCGCTTATAGTCGTTCCTACACGCTCTAGCAGCGATTCTTCAGCGATTCTCGGAGTGTATCCCATTATACCTCATCTCCTTGGTCTTTAAGTATATTATCGTCTAAATCGTATTGTAATATGTTTAATCTGTCTTTGTTGTTTCTTTCTGACAGTGTATCTAAATCTTCTTCTGGATATGAATCCTTAACTGCGTCTTTAATCATCTCTATGTTCATCGCATGGTAATCGTTTACTGTGTCTATGCTATGTCTGATTGATTTGACTAGGTATCTGCCAGATAGAAAAGGGTCGTTATCGTAGGGATTATCTCTTCCCATTGGCTCGTATGCTGGCATTTCAAACGCAACTAAATCACCACATGAAATACCAGTAAATCCTGGGACATCTATTGATATGTTCATTGTTTCAAATGACAGTCTTTGTGATAATCGTTTTGGTGTGGTCTCGTGGTAATTTGGCATCTCTGCGTTGTTATGTATATTACTTGTATCACTTAAAAAGTATAATGTGCCTTCGGGAAAATCACTAAATGACTTACCTTGTTTGTAATTAAACAGTGGCAGTATACCTTTGCCATCTGTCTTACTTCCTTGTCCATCATGTTCTGTATGAAATGCTTTAGGATACTCTGTTAGATAATCAAAATCTGTTTCTTTAAATGTCTTGTTGAAATTGTCATGTGATACGACTTTACTGTTATAGATACCGTTTCTTAAATTCTTTAGTGTATCAAATTGACTGTTGATTTGAAAGCCTTTAACTGTCTGCATCTCTTTTACAACTTGTCTATTGCCTGTTTCATCTCTTATGTTTGCCGGTGTAGGACGATACAGCGCCACTACTGGTCGTGCTGTTGTATCTGTACTCGCCAACATACTCTCATATGATTTAAAGTGAAATCCAAGTGCGTTTTCAAAGAACATCATACCTGGTGTGTGATGTTTCTTACTTTCTGCTGACTTACAAAACAAATCCAATGTTTCAAAGGGTCGTATTCTTGGTATGACAAATTTACGAATACCTTTTGTTTCTTCTAAAATTAATGTCTTGTCACTGTCTAAATTGTTTCTGACTACTTTCAATACATTATTGTCTATGCTGTCTTCAAATGCGTTCTTTACTTTGACTTGTTCATTTGTAATCATTTCTTTACTTGCGAAGTTAAGTACATAGATTTGAGTACGAGGATTTAATCCTTGTCTATTTGAAATCTTGTAGATATGCATTGGGTGACCTGTGGCTGTGGTAAAGTCATATGCTCTACTTGTTCCAGGTGTAAACAACTTAAATTCTATTTGTTCAAAGCCAGTTAGTGGTAAGTGATTGGGAACATTCTGTGCGTCTGTTAAGACAATGTTGCCTGATAGAGTTTTGTTTGTAATACTTTCATATACATTCAACTCAGTCACAAGCGACCTTACACTTATTCTTTTAGGTTTGTTTTGACCTTCTGACGATTGGTATGAAACTAACTGGACATCTGATAAAGAATATTGTCCAGCTCTGTTTAGTTGTTCTGTGTTAATATCATTGTACATTTTTCACTACTTACTAATTAATTTATCAAATTCTTCTATGAATACACCTAGGAAACCAGGTTGTAATAGTTTAATACTTCTTTTCTCATCTTGTAATCTTTGTTCGTATTCTCTATTGGATACTGACGCAGCTCCAACTTCTGTACTGTTGACTTCTATTTTGTGTGAGTAATCATTTGGTCCGTTGCTTGTCAATGGTCCACTTGATTGTGTAATTTCATAATGATGTATCGCATCTGGATTATCATACTTTGTAGTTATATACTTTTCAAAGTCTTGGTTTGTCAGTGGCCAACCGTAATATCTATCTGTGATATTATTTGTCATTAGAATTACCCAATGTAATTCAGGGTCACCAAAATGTTTGTATGCTGTGTCTTCTGGTTTCTCACCATTTGGTACATCATAAGTGTCATATAAAGAAACTTCATCTATAATCTTACTTCTTACCTTGACTCTTCTCATTAGGTCAGTCACAATCTTTTGATTGCCGTCACCTTTCATATCGTAATTACCTGTTGGAAATTTAGAAAAATACATATTAGAATCCGTCCGCCACTCTTTCTTTTGTCATAATTTCTGTTTCTTTAAATGTCAGATTGACTGTTGCTAGTGTTGGCGCAGCACCACCTTCATCAGGTATGAAAGATGAAATCACACCTTCTGGTGCATAATCTACTTCCATGTTAGTTAGTACACAACGACTTACTCTAGGTATGTATGTGTTTATATCTTCTCTGTACATATATGTTATTTGAAATTCACTTGGTGTATTGAAATAACCTTTTGTTGTTCCCTGGTACTCGGGCAACATATGAAACTTGAACATATTAATAATTTTGTGTATGCTATCTTTTTCAGATGGGTTCTTAGGAGCAAACTCAAAGGGGAAACTAAACTCTCTAAATGGTACAGATTGAAATGTCACTTCCATTTGTGGGTTAACAGCTTGTCCAAATGCTTTATCGTATGCCGCTTCAGCACCTTCAAATCCTGGTATCAAACTAGCAGCACCAAATAGTGCCTTTCTACCAATTTGTTTTACAGCGTCACCACCGACACTACCCATTGATTTTAATTTCTCTACAAATCCTTTTGTATCTCTAAAGTCACCTATTCCTTGTCCTATTAGACCAGCGATACCAGTGGCAGGCGTATCGTATGTAGCGCCATATCCAAACTTCAATGACTGAGCTGGTGTGTATAATATTATACTATCACTTATAAAACTATGTGTTGGTGTCTTTTCATTTAGTCCTGATTTAGGATTTATCTTTCTCGCCTCAGCAAATTTACTTGCCTTAATTTTGTTTACAGTATCTCCTTGCGCAGAAGAATAACCATATTCACCAACTAAATTGTTTGAGTTAGTAGCAATCTTATTATTACTAAAATTAGTTGATTTGAATTTTGATGAGTTATGCATTATAACATCAAATATTACATAGTGGCCTTCTCCTAAGTTTGCTGTTTCGTTAGGGTAGAATACTGTACCATATGAATATGGATTTTCTTTCATATGTGATGTTGGATTGATATTTTCTATCTCTAAAGGTGACTTGTTTAGTAGTTTAGCCGCAACCTTAGCAGATTGTGATTTACCCGCAACTAGTCCATGCGTCAAACTACCAATTGAGCTGGTAATCTGATTCTTAATCGCACCTTTTATAACATTTGAAATCTTACTTGTAAAAGCCATCTAAATATCCTTGTAATGATAATATTTATAACACCATGAGAAAGTCATACCAAGGTTTATATCGCCCATCAAACCCTAAAAAATATGTGGGTGACCCGGCCAAAATAGTGTATCGTTCTTTACTAGAGCGTAAGTTTATGCTACATTGTGACCGTAATCCAGACATAACTAATTGGGCTAGTGAAGAAGTATCTATTAGATACTTCAATCCTATTGATAAAAAGTACCACAAATACTATCCTGACTTCATTGTTAAGACTATTAAGGATAAGAAATTTGTTATAGAGATTAAACCATCTCGTCAATGTGTACCACCAAAACCTACCAAAAAGAAAACAAGATCGTTTATGCGTGAGTCATTTGAATATATTAAAAATCAAGCGAAATGGAAAGCAGCACAAGCTTACTGTGAAGATAATAATGCTGAATTTAAATTGATTACTGAAAAAGACTTAGGCCCTTATTAAGGCATTACATAGTTGAGATTTGTAAATGTATCGTCAACATTTTTATTCTGTACAAATCCTACAGTTGTACTACCACTACTATTAACACTAGATTGATTTGTATTATTTAATATGACAGGTGGGACTTCGCCAGTATCATACATCTTAGATTGTTTCTGTTCTTGGAATAAAGTTTTAGCAGTTGACGCATCACCTGTTCCAGTTGCACCTGAACCTCTTAATTGGTTTCCAACAACTTGTCTATTCATCATTATTGCTGACTTGGTACCTTTGTCATAAACAACATTAGATTGTTCATTACCCATACCTGCGTTATCGCTAAATCCATTATCTTGTTCTCTTATTGGTTCCAGGTATCCACCTTTATCTACAAACCCACTTTGTGTATTTGCTTCAACATCACCAGTAAAGTCTGCTGCACCTTTTTTAATTCTTTCTTGTTTTGCTGCTTCTTCTTTTTTCTTTTTCATTGTAGAAGTTTCCATTAATGTTCCAAAATCTCCCATGAAAGGTAATTTTCTTATTAATCCAATAACTGTATTAACTGCAATTTTAAAGAAATCTGTAAATGCCGTAAATGCTTTCTTAATAAAATCACCTATCATTTTAGGAACACCCATTATAAACTTACCTACAGCCATTATCTCGTCTTTGAAATATACTATTCCAGCTATTACACCAGCAATCGCAAGACCTATTAATACTTTAGTTCCCATTAAAAATTTACCTATTGCCATTATACCTTTTTTAAAACCTTTTAGACCTTTCATCAAACCACCATCAGCAAAAAACTTACCAATCTTCATAATGTCTTTACCAAGGTCACCTATTGCCATAAACGCATCTCCAACAGCTATGAATGGTGCTTTTAATTCTTCGTAAAATGTACTACTAGGTCCAAATCCAGTATCGCCATCTGGTTTCAATGGATTTAATGTTTTATCTTCTCTTTCAATTTTTAACTTATCAGCTTGTATTTGTTTCTCGCCTTCTATTATTTCTTGTCTATCATCATTAGAAAGTTTTTCTTGCGATAACAGTTCGTCCATTCTAGCAATAATTTTCTTTTCTCTATCTTCAGCAAGACTCTTATTCTTTTGTAATAACTCTGTTCGTTCTGCTATTTCTTTTTTAGTCAGTATGTGAGTTTCGTACATAAACTCTCTACCTTGTTTATCAGCTTTAACCTCAGCAACAATATTACTAGCTCTAAGCGTTTCAACTTCTTTTATTTTATCATCTCTTTGGACTTGTGCTTCTTTTAGTGTTTTGGCTAGACCAGAATTAAAATCTCTTAAATCAATATCTAACTTGTCTAAAACCTTTTCTGTTTGAGCAAGTGCGTTCTCAAATCTAGTAATACTACCACTTGTAGCATCTTTCGTTATTTGAATTGCAATGTTTCTTACTTCTGTAGGTGATATGACAGTTTTCTGACCAGCAGCCACAGTCTTCATAGTAGAAGACATTACCACTTTCATTAAACCTTTAATATCTGATTCTTTTATTGCCATTAGTCTTTATTTTTTACTTTAGATGGTTTACCGTTTACATATATCGCAAACCAGCCAGCGCCTGCGCCAACTACAACAGATACTAAACCTGCTTGTGCGTTGTTAGGTGCTTCTAGTGCCATAAACCAAGTTATAACTTCCATGAAAGCATAAGCATATGCTATCATCATTAATCTTGGTACAAATCTCCAATTAGAAAGCAATTCAGGTATTTCTACCTCTATGAAATGCCATAGTTGTTTTATGCCGTATTTAAATCCTGACCAACCTGATCCAAATATGTTTTTAATTTTTTGTATCATTATTTCTCTCCTCTACTTCGTCTTTCGTTTTCGTCTTTAATATGATTTATTAGCATTTGAACATATATATCTCGTTCCCAAGGCAACATATTCTCTACTTCATTCAAACTATATTTATGATGATGTAATAACGCAAAATTGACTTCAAAATAGGCCTCTAGGCTATTATGGGCGAGGCTGATTCGAAAAAATCATTCAGTCCAGTAAGCGTGACCTTACTTTTTACATTAGTCGTAGGGTTAGTCACCTCAAATTCGTGTCTAACTCTTGGCATAGTATCAAAAAATTTCTTAATTTTAGCAAAGCTTTCTTGCGATAAACTTTCAAAAAACTCCTTAATTTCTTTCTCTGTACTATCCTTCGCTGGATATATTTTCTCGCCCTCAAATATGTGATCAACGCATGTGGCTAGCATATTAAATACTTGTTCCATATTCGCTTGATCTATATTTGTGCCTGACTTTAATACCTGCATCGTTGGATACTTCATCACTACACCTAAATTTCTACTCTCGTCCACAATAATTTTATTTGTGTGGTCATCATCTACTTCTACATTTACTTTTGTTAAGTCAATCTCAACATCAGCATAAGTCTTTTTGTCATCTGGACATAAAACTTTAAACTTTGATACTTCACCTACGGATTTTGCTCTTATGTTCAAAAAAAGATATTCTAAATCAAACATAGGTAATTCCTCAACATTTAGGGAACCATATGTACAAGTATCAACAATTTGTTTTGTTGCCTCATATATCTCAGATTCCTTTTGAGATTCCATAGCCATTAAAAGTATCTTTTCTTCTTTTACTAGAAATGGTCTGTATTTAACTTTTATATCTTGTGATGGTAAAGTCAATTCATATCGTGGTGCTTCCACCTTTGGTAATGCCATTATATCTTACTCCTTATTATAAATTTAACGGTGGTATTTTAAATGGTGGGAATACTCTTCCACCAGTTATTCTACCGATTGGCGCTCTTCTTCTTAAATCGTTAAGAACATCACGCCCTGCTCTTCTCAATTCTGGTGGTAGTCTTCCTAATAATCCACCAAATAGTCCACCTGCTGTTTTTACTTCAGGTGTTCCAAATTCTGATTGACCTAAGTCTATTTGACCTGCTTTGTCAATAAAGTAATTAACCCAATATCTAAATCCAAATGTCACTTGGAAAGTTTGTACATTGTTGTTTTCATGTGAAAATTCAACTGCACTAATATTTTTTGGATAACAATCAAATAGTTTAACTGCATATGTTATATCATCACGCTCTTGTCTGCTAGCAAAACTTCCTAACGCAAATATATTCATATCAGATACATAATTGTCGTAATAGTTTTTATTAAATGATGTTGTACTAAATGCTGCTTGTTGCCATAACTCAAAGTATGATCTTTCTCTCATAAACTTATCCAAGTAAAATGTTGCAGTTATATCTGCTGAGTTAAAATCTACTACATGACTTCTAGCTGGAGAATTTCCATGTCTAATTTCTTTTGTCACCACTTCTCTATTTGGCATAGCTATTTCAGCACAAAATGCTCTAACTCTTTTACCATTCGCATTGTGTACTGCTTGTAATTCTTCTGACAATTTAAATGCTTCTATTCCTTCGCCAGTTCCTTTAACATTAACAGCTGTATCTTCACCACCAACACCTCCACCAAAAGATAATCCTCTTGGTAAGAAAAATTCTGTATAAAATCTTGCCTTACGAGCAAAGCCTTCAGCTTCATTTACATAAGCTTGAAATCTACCCATAGTAGTTTCAGGATTACCACCAGCTTTCTGTCTTAATCTTGGATCTCGTTCTACATTGTCAAGTGAGCGATCTCTGGGTATACCTACTCGTATGTCGTATCCACCAATTCTTTTTCCTCCTCGTAAGATAGCTATAGCTGTATCCCCCTTTCGACTCTCCAGTATTTTCTAGCAGTCGGTCTGCTTATATTTAAATCTTTACACATTTCTATTAAACTCTTATAAACTTTTCCTTTATAAATTCTTTCTTTGGCACCTATACCTAATTTGCCATACATATGATTTCCTTCACCTGACATCTTTTCTGATGTATTTAATCTCTTTGCTCTTTCTATTGCGCTCTTACTCATATTCTCTTTCCACTCTTGTGTGAAAGTTCTTGTTGAACCTATCGCAACTGGTGTTTTTATTCCACCTGGCATAATATTGTAATAACCATACTTCTTAATATATTTATCTTCTTGTTCAAACGCATCACTACCCTCATATATGGTTTTGACACTAAAATTCTCTTTGCCATATTTTCTTATAGCATTATGTAAAGGCCACTTCGCACCACGTCTAGCAGTTCCCAAATGACATCTAAATCTTTTCATCATAGGTTGCGATGTAAATCCAACATAACTGTGGCTATTTAATTCGTTTGTAATCTTATATACTATCATTTTTTACCGCATTGACATCTCTTGCCAAATAGTTTGTCTATTAGTTTGTTCCAAAGTTTTTTCATTAATACGGTTTTCCTTTTTTAAACTGTGCAACTGGCAACATAACTGCCAATGCTGCTTCGTCAAAATCAACTCTTAAAAAACTTGACCTAACATGACTATACAAATATTTCTTAACAGTAGTTGCTGCGATACCTACATTCTTAACTCTATCATAGGTCGCATCAATTCTTGTACTCTTTGCCATTCCACCAGTAGCAAATCTTTGTAAATTATTCAATAGACTTATTCTTTGTAGAGGTCTTATATAATGAAAGTTCAATCCCATAAAACCACCTGGTATTGTTTCCAATGGTAATACAAGTGGAAATGTATCATACAAAGGTAATGTCTTCTTATATTTAGGGTCGTAAAAGAACATATTTAATCTTCCTTTACTAGGAATACCATTTAATTTACCACTATTCATTAACTTTCTAGCTGTAATTCTATCACCTAAGTCGGCAATAGTTTTTCTATACCAATTAGCACTCTTACGAATGCCGCCTTGTTGAGTTTTTAGTGGGTCAAGGATGCTTATTGCCATGTCTATATTTATACGAAAAAAGAGTGCCGTATTTCTACGACACCCTTAAAGTTTACTGAAGCTTGAGAGAGATTTACTCTTCCTCGGCTAATTTACTAAAATACGATAAAGTATCGTCTTCACTAGCAGCAGGAGAAGTAGCTTCTGTACTTTTCACACTTGGTGCTGATTGAGATGGGAGGTCTACCTTATCAGCAGTTGTCGTGCTTCGTACACCTGTAATCGTCCTATTCAGTTTCTCTTTGAGTTCGTCATAGGTTTTGAAATTATCGGGTGCAAGAAATGGTTTAAGAGGGTGTTGAGAAGACCATAATTTCTTAATGTCTTCATCACCTTCTTTGATTTGTGACACAGCCTCAAATTCAGACTTGTCATAGTTCCAATAACCGTCAACTTTTCTAATCTTCAATTTGAAGTTAGCGCCTTTCCAAAAGTCAAAAGGATTGACTGGTTTCTCATCTTCAAATGCTGGTTGCATAGCTTCTGTAATCTTATCAAATATCTTTTTACCAAATTTGAATAAGAATACTTTGCCCTCATTTTCAGGATGCTTTGGATCTGATTGTACTAATATATTTGCATAGTAAGATAATTTTCTTTTTCTCTTTCTAGCAATTTCTTTGTCACTATCTAAACCTGTATTCCAAAGTCTAGTGTTTTCTTCTGACACAGGGTCTTTGTGACCTAATGTAGTTAGTGAGTTTTCAATGTACCAGCCACCAACATCTTGGAATGCATGTGACCATACTCTTTGCCAAGGTAAGTCTTCTCCATCAACTGATGGTAAGAATCTAATGACAGCGTATCCATTACCAGTTTTATCTAGTTCTGGTTTCCAAAATCTGTCGTCTTGGTATTTTGATTTGTTTTGATCTTTATTTTCTGTACCAAGATTGGCTTCAATAGCCTTGGTAAGTTTGTCAAAGTTTGAGCTTGACTGTTTAAGTGATTCGAAATCCATTATATTTTCTCCTTGTATGTATTTTCGTATTATTATATTTGTGTTTCCTGTTTAATCGGAATCATTATTATTTATAAGACTTCTCTCTTTGTTCTACCCACTTTTTTAGACTTTTTGATTTCGCCTGTTCGTTGTAAGCAGATTTAGGTAAAGACTTTCTTATTTTATATGCTTTATATCGTTCTATCAATTCTATAATCTTGTCTAAAGATTTGTATATAATTCTATCTAACATATTACCCTCATTATACCATATTATTGATCATTTGTCAACCCTAGTTCAAACTTCTTATTGAATTTCTTAAATGACATATATGATATGTTCTTATTCTTTGACCATTCGTGTATCTCTTTTGATACTCTTTCATTAATATCACCATCTTTACCAAGTGGATTGACTTTAATAAAATTAACATTAGGAAACTCAGCCATCAAATGATTCCATTGACTAATCCAATTAGTACATGGTATTGGTGGTGCCTCTGGTGCGCCATAACAAGTTGTTCCCTTGTACAAATTGTTTATTTTAGGTCCATTACTATATAAGTCATGGCCAAGTAAATATATGTCTGTTGTATCTGTGAATTTTGTTAATCCTACCAAGCCAGCTGTGGCGCCACACGCCCAACCTCTATCTCTTAAAACTGATGGTATCAAATCTGTTAAGTCATTTGATTTGTCATTTTCTTGTATCCAACTTACATAACAAGCTGTGTTATTAATCTCTCTTTTAATTAGTTCTGCATTACCTTTATATCTTTTTACAATAGTTGCTTTACCTGATATAGCTGACCCATGGAATACAAATTGTTGAGCATTACCTTTATCGTTTATCTTTATATTATCAAAATATTGTTTTGCTTCTTTCGCAAGTTCAGGTTCTGTACCATAAACAGTATGTTCAAACATCATTGCTGGAAGTTTAGTCCAGTTTCTTAACCAAGTTTCGTTTTCTTGGCAATATCCACTATGATATACTTCATGCGAGATTGCTTGGTCAACAGCACATAATATATCTGGCGCAAAATCTCTATACAATCCATTACAACCAGCAGTCTTACCATGTGGCTTTAGTTTATTTAAATCTATTGTATTTCTACTTTGTCCATTACCTATACAAAATAAGTTCATTCTTTTTCCCTCGTTATTAAATTATCTGGCTTATCAATTGGTTGTCCCATTCTATTAAACCATTTAGTATTAGCATGATAGACATGGTTTAAAGTACCATCAGCGTTCTTAATAGACTTCTTATCTATCTTACCTTCATACTCCTTACCATTCTTCAATATTAGATTAAGATGTCCATATAAGTCACAATATAATCTATCAACAGCTTCACCATTTGGTCCAATCTTATTACTCTCTGGTATAGTATTACTCAATGTTCAACTCCAACTTTGTGACTTTCTTTTCTTGTCCTATACCACCAGTGACAAAATAGTTAGCACCAACTATGTATCTTTGAAAATCACTATCGTTTGGAGTTGTCATATGTTCCATATGACCTGGTATAATAACAATATCACCTGTCTTAACTTTACAATTAAAACTCGTACTGTTAAATATGTTTCTATTAGTCTTGTAATTAAAATCTAAATTCCACTTTTCTTCTATAAAATTATTTCTAGTTGTTAATACTAAATCGCCACTATAACATCTAGCATAATATACTACACTAAAAATACAATTCTTGTGGTCATGTGGTGGGTGTGAGTTGCCTCTTGTAGTTTTTGCTGCCCAACTCGCTGACATAGTAAATTTATTAAACATACCTAACACTTCATCTACATAAAAATTCTTATGTTTTTCAAAAACATTTTCTAACTCTTTAAAGTCATAGTCTTTGAAAAGCTTTTGTGAATTAGATACGACAGATATTTTTTTTCTATGTTCATCAAAATCCTCTGAGGGTGGATAAAACCATTCTACTTCTTTTAGTCTTTCAAACTCTTTTGTATCCATAACATAATCAGTATGAGTATGATATAGTGGAGTAGAAAATAATGGTATGATACTATTTGGATTCATTTACAAATACATCTTTCATAATAAATTTACATTCTGTTGCATTATAGTTTATAAACGGTTTCAATCTGGTAATCGTAGATGCGATTTCAGGCCAGATAAAAGTTTCTTTAATCTCCACATTCCAATTTTTAATAAACGACAAAAAGTGTTCCAAGACGACTGCAGTCTGGTACCCAACTTTTCTTTGAATAAGAAGTTGTAAGATTCTAGGATGCTGACCTTTAGGACTTCTAAAAGCGTTATTAAAAGAAATAGACTTATCATGCAAATCATTGCTAATAGATACACAGTCTGATCTAAAATGATAGGCAAATGCTTCTTTCCTTTTTCTATAATCCAAGTAAACATCTTTACCATCATTTTCCAACAGATTACCAATCCATCTCTTGCGATCTGCAAGAAAGTTAGCAACAAAGAAGTCAAGTATATTATCTTGTCCATATTTTGTACTTAATTTGTGAAAAAAGTATCTATCCTTTCTTTTAGTAAAACTACTGAGTGTCGCATTGACTTTACCACCATATTTGATATAGTCATAAGTTTTAGATGTAAAATGTAGCTTGACACCGAGATAAACTTTATAAACATCAAAACCTCCATACATATTAAATTGGTAATATACCACCCTTTGGAGTGTTTAACAACCTTAAATCAATTGCTTCTACTTGTACTTTTTCTTTTAAACTTTTTGAAACTAAAGATGAAACTGTTCCTGGGTCAATATCGTTTTCTTCGCAATAATGAAGTATAGCTTCCATGTATGTAGTTCTTTTTTCTTTTACTATCTTCTCAATTTCAAAACTAAACTCTTTACTATTCATCAAAATCCGATCTTACTATATGTTTCCTTAAGGCTCTTACAAGTCTTTCTAGGTTATCTATAATATCAATCATAGATTTATCTGTAATGTAATGCTGTTTTGCTTTTAATTTGTCGTATTCTTTTAATGAAATTGAAACCATTGGTGTTGGTGGACTTGCTTCATTTTCATAACTTGCGTCTTCTGATCTATCGTCTGTCATTATATTCTCCTAATTATATAAGTGTAGGGTACTTACTCTCGCTTTCGCCTACACAGTTGCAACTCTATTACTATACCATATTATTGATCATTTGTCAACCGTTGTTAGGTCAAATGTATGATATAATATACATCTTTCTGTTCCACTAGGAACATCAATTACTGACATTGTTTCGGTGTTATCAGTATTCACCATTATAGTCATCATATAAACTGCTTTACCATTAATTTTCATGCCTTCTCTACCTAATGAGATAAAGAGTGGCTTCATATCTGCGTGGTCTGTGTATGACTGAATCATTTCAGGTGTACCACATAATGCAGGTACATTCTGAAAATAGACCTCGCCTGTCTGTTCTTCATGGTCTGCGTTAACACTAAATGCAACCAAACCGAATAATAGTATTATTAGTAATTTTTTCATAGTTAATCCTTTAGCTATTTAGTATAAATTTTATTACCAATAACCAAAACATCTATATCTGAATTTTCATAAAATGATTTTGTATCAGTAGTATTACCTAAAATAGGTTTACCATTTATGTTAAAACTTGTATTTAATAAAACAGGACAGTTAGTTATATCATAAAAACTCTTTAATAATTTGTAAAATGGTCCATCTGTTGGTGTGACACTTTGAAATCTACAAGTGCCATCAATGTGTGTAATTGATTTTAAATTGTCCTTTGTTGTATTTCCAACATACAACATATGTGGATTATGAATATCTGTACCAAAATATTCTTTTTGATGTTCTTCCAATATAGAACAACCAAATGGTCTATAAACTTCTCGTTTTTTTATTTTGTTGACTTTTAACTTAGCATCTGGTGTAGTAGGATTCATTAATAGTGATCTATGACCTAAAGCTCTTGGACCAATCTCACCATTACCTTGATACCAAGCAACAATCTTACCTTCTTTTAAATATTGAGCAACCTTTTCTATCACAGTGTCTTCTACAAATCCATCTGGTCTTTCATCTGTTTGACAATATGGAAAATTATTTAATTTAAATGGTTTTAACTTGTTCTTTATTCTTAAATACTCTATCGCACCTAAACTTAATCCCTCATCAGCACAATGTGGTGGGATTACCAAATTTTTGAATTTATCTTTTAATGAAGTATTCCATATAACATTTTGAGCAACTCCTCCTGAATATGAGATTACATCATCATCATTAGCATATTCACTAAAGAAAGAAACAAGTAAGTTATCTATTCTTTGATGAACAGTTTTTATCCAATCCAATGGTTTTAAATTACCAATTAAGGGATCGCCATGAAAATCAAACCATTCTTCAATATCAAATATTCTATTAATACTATTCATATCAAATTGTTCTAAATGTTTTAGAAAATCATTATTAGTAGTTCCATATGATTGTAAACCCATAACCTTACCTGCATAGTCATCATCATGTTCAGATTGTACACCAAGGTATGCACCAGCTCTATTCATACCTTTACCTATTGAGCCAACTTCAGTTATCAATCCTTTTTTAATTAATTTTCTATCTTTAAAAACGGTCCAAGATATATTATAATCACCATAACCATCTATTACTATATCTACTTTAGGAGTTTTTGTAGTGACAGGAAAACAACTTAATGCATGAGCATAATGATGGTTAACTCTTACTACCTTATTTCTTACAGGTAGATAATTATAATCTACTGCAGGAAAAAAATCTTCGTTGTCTAGTGGTAGTTTGTGGACTTGCGAATCAATGATAATAGCAATTTCATCTATTTCATTATAATCTACATTCCATAAATCTTTTATTTCTTTTTGCCATTGCCAAAGATTATTATAAGCATGATGTTTTATACCATGCTTTCTTTCTGATTTATAATAATGTAGATTAGTGCCGTCAAAATAAGAAATATTACTATCATGCGTACATAATCTTAAGCCTAATAGTTTCATTACACCTTATCTTTATTAATACTTTCGTAATGCTTATAGAAATCCTGAATAGCAACACCTAATTTATCTGCGTATTCTTTCTTATCTCTAGTATATGATTGTACAGTACCATCTTCAGCAGCAAGTAAAATAACAATTTGTTCAATTGGTTTGCCAAACATTTCTTCATACATAATTGCATAAGCAGTTGTTTGTAAGAAGTAGTTTTCAATCCAATCTTCTTTTCGTTCTTTGTTTGCTGTTTTAAAATCTATTACAGATAACTTACCATTATATTCAGCGATACAGTCAACTTGACCAGCGATAGTCAATTGTTTACTATACATAATTGTTTCTAAACAATGTATGTTATCAATTTGATCAATGTATGGTTTTAGTAATCTGAATAACCCTAGAGGAAGTACATCTCTGATACTTGGAGTTTCATTCTTAATATATTGTTCAACAAGTGTGTGAGTTGCTTTACCTCGTCTAGCCGCTCTACCCATTTCCCAATTGGCAACTTTCTCACCAATACTATTACGCCACTTCTCTATTCCTTCTTTAGAACGGATACTTAATACAGTAGTAATTGATGGATATGCCTTTCCGTCTATATCATAGAAACGAAAACCATCTACTTTTTTACCTTTAGTTATTGGGAGTTTACTTGTGTCTAAATTGTCTATAAATTTAAATCGTTGTTCTTTTGTCATAATATTTCACCTTCATTTATTGTATCATTATATTATATCATAATATTAGGTATTTGTCAATGTTTAAATAGACCTATAATCCATCATTTTGGATATAAGGTTTTCTCTATCTTTTACTTTTTCATTATTAAGAGTTTCAACAGCTCAACTAGGGTCATACGGCTCATATACCGTCTTACCATCATCATTTCTGTATGCTCTTAATACTTGTTTTCTATTTTCTTCATCATTCTTATACGAACAATGAATCCAACCGCTATTAGGTTCCTCTGGATTATGAAATTCCAATATCAACTGGTCAAAATTTAATTTGTCTATGATATATTTTGCTAGTTCAGCATTTGCTAAACCAAATATTTCAAAGTCCGCCGCCTGGCCCTTGGCGTGCTGTGATTTTAAACTTGAACCAATCTTTACACATAACTCTGGTGAACGGTAGCCACTAGATACTGATACTACTTTACCATAATGTTCTCTAATTGGTTGTAGTATATTCTCACATAGTTTTTTTAAATTATCCATATGGTCCTCGCTAGGATTATTACTAATACCGTGTCTGTCTGCTGTTTGAGAAGCAGTCATTTCTTTAAGCGAAAAGTTGTTGCTTAGTTTCATTTGTTTCCTCTTGTTAGTTTGAGTAAATTTTCAATTTGCGACTTAATGATTGGTCCTCTATTAGGCCAATGAATATAAGGCTCTTCACTTTTACTTAAATTATATAAAAATGGTAATACTATTTTTTCAATGTCTTTAAATCTTTTTTCAACATCAGCATTATTTACTTCTTTTGTGATAGTATCTTTTTCTGCAACTATCTGCATAATTTCGTTCATCATAGACTTAATAGAAGATACATCATTCTTTACTTTAGCTATTTCTAGGTTGGTACTTTGACCGATCTTCTCAATATCTTTTTTGTCTATTGTAGGTTTTGCTTCTTCCTTAGGTATAGAAGATACTGGAGTTATACCCCAATCTTCATTAAGGTCAAACCCTCGCATGTAATCTGGTATGTCTGCCATTACTTTTTTCCTCTTATTCGTCTTCTGTTTTTAGCCATAGCCTGTTCAGTTTTTATTTTTTTAGTATCTTTTTTTCCGTATCTAGCAGCAAGTGGACTATTAGGGTGTGCTTCAGCAATTCTACTCATATTATCTTTCCAACCACTGTCGGACTTGTATGTTCCCATGCCTTGTACACCACTTACTATATTTATGGGTTGAAGGACCTGCGTTATGTGTTTATTCTTAGCAAGATATTCTTCCATTTCAGACATGGTCATCATATCGTCCCATTCCTTTTTACTTCTCTTATTGTAAAATGTATATATTGGCATTAACTAATTGGTTTCAATGGGTCTTGTTTAAAATACTTTTTGATAACTTCTAGTTGGTCATCATACTCAGCAATTACTTTTAATTCCTTTTCAACAGTTTCCATTACATCAGGGTGTTCCCCAATCATCATACTATTTTTTAAAGCAATCTCTACATTCATTTTATGCTTTTCAATATGTCCTTTAGCATGTTCTTCTATTGCTTCTAACATATTTTTTCTATTATATTCAGCCATTATATTCTCCTTTTATTAGTTTTTGTAATAATTGTTCATCTTCAGCAAACACTGGATCCTTGTACTCTATATTGAAAGCAAAGGTTATTCTTTCATATTCTTTTGTTTGTCTATCTACACCGTGAAGTGTGTCAGCAGGGAACAATATCATATCACCTTTTGTTCCTTTGTATCTATATTTAGATTCTGTAAAAATCGTTTCATCTTCATTGTTTAAGTATATCACACCAGATACTTTACCAGCATGATTATGTGTTGGATTATAATTACCTTTATTAGAATAATTTATCCATATATCATAACCATCAAAGTGTCCGTTCCATTTTCTTATGTAGTAGTTTCTATGATTACCACCAAATAGTTCAGCACAAGACCTTAGAGTAAACGCTAACCAAAAACTATCTGCTATTAAGTTAGATGGTACACTACATTGATAAGCATTTGTATTAGTACCATAGTTATCGTGTTCTCTTAAACCTTTTAAAGGTGAGTTTTTAATCTTATCACACTCTACCTTCCAATTCTCTATCTCTGTTATAACTTCATCAGGTAATCTTAATTTATGAATCATTTACTTTGGGTCTTTACAACCATCCCATAATATTTTTTTCTCATCAAAGGTAAATGGTCGTAGCATATTTTTGCCTTCTTCTTTGCGCTCTTTTGTTTGTCTTTTAGATTCTTCTAAAGACATTTTTTCCATTGCTTCATAATCCATATTATATCCTTATGTCCATATCCATGTATCGTACTTCTCTTTCTTTTTTCTATTGTATTTCTTCTTATTTTCTACAACTTTTGGTTTGTACTTTGGCGTTCTAACTTCTTTAGCAACTGGATTAGTTTTAAATATTCTATTCCAGCTTTCTTCATATGCCTTATTAGATGGCCTAGACTTTCCGTCCCATTTTGTACTCATATTGTATCACTCTTTTTATTGTTTGTCAATGCTATTCCATAAATTAAAATCATCTTCATAGTATTTACTTATATAGCCTTCTATTTCTTTTGTTAATTGTACTTGTATCTTGTTATCAAACGAATCTTCCATTTTCATTGATGGTGATACTGGTGGTGCATACATTTGAAGTATATCTTTTACCACTATATTACAATCAAAAGTTTTACTAAACCACTCACAAAATGCTTGAGCAAATCCATGTTCAAACTTCCATAACTTTGTATTAGGGTGTAAGAATATCTTTTGTGGACTAAATGCATTTATCTGTAAAAGCTCATTTCTGTATTCTATTGTTTTTACAAAGCTTTCATATGAAGTCATTTCATTTAAAAATACATTTGGGTTCTTCCAATACTTTGTTTCCCAAAAATTATTGAAATAACTTGTATGAGAACAACAAGCTTTAAATCTTTCTATTGGATTTCTTAATACAGAAAAGTAATGTGTATCTTCAGGTAAAGTTAATCGTCTAAACAAATCATAATGTAAGTGTGGTATCTCTACACCAGCTTCTACATGCTTTTCTGTAAAGTCCCAACCTGTGACATTAAACTTATTTCGTTTTAACAAATCTCTAACATATCTGCCACCTGTTCGTGGTATATGTATTTGGTAAATTGTTTTATGTCCTTGTTTATATAATGGCATCTGTATACCACTTCGGTGGTTGTGCTGGTGCTTTCCAAGAAGCCATATCTTTTTTCTTCATAACATAATACTTTCTATACGAGCCAACTACATCGCCAGGTATCTTACACTCATCAGGCATTGCTGGTGTTGGATCTGTTCTTACTGTATTTAGAGATATATTTTTAGGTGGATTACGAAGTATAATACCTAATTTTCTAATTGTCATATGATCTACTGTGTGATTGTATCTTAATTTAAATTCATCATTCAATGCAACCATGTGATTGTATAACCAATAGTAATTGTATGCTGATGCCATAACCCATATTGTACTAGGGTGTTTTACATGAGAGGCTTTGTAGATTATATCTTCATGTTCTTTATTCTTTAGTCGCCATCTTTTAATTCTTCTATTAGATTTAGTTCTATCTTCATATTGTTCACCATCAAGTATTCTGTGAGCAGTAGATAACATTTGTGCTGATTCTATAATCATTTTTACTACATGCTTATCAATCAACATCTTTGCTGACTTCACAGGGTCTTTGTGTACATAAAAAATATTCATTAGTGCATTACCTTTTTAAAATAATCTGTACAGTTGTATTTTGTACATAACTTTCTAAACACATTAAACCAGAGTTCTTTCCACTCGTTGTTTATAGCGTTCTTACAAGCTTTCTCAGCGTTTGATATTCTTTTTATTTGAATTGCCGTTAGGTGTTTCACCATCATAAGATCATCTAGCATAATATACCCTCCATAGTTGTTTCATTATATCACTTTTTATCGCCTTTGTCAACCCTACTTTCCAAGGTTTGAACCATTTGTAATTATCGTTCTGAATAGACTAAATGTATTCTTCTTATCTAGTGACTTCACACATTCATTAGGTGCGACACAATGGGATTTCATACAACCCGATAGAATCAACACTAAAAATATGCTACTTACTAGTCTTGTCATTCCAGTCATATATTTGGTCCAGTTTTAGTTTTATTTCATCTGGTGACATATCTTTAAACTCACCAAATTTAGTCACTAGTTTTTTATAATCTCTACTCTTTTTCTTAAAACGATCTGCCTTTGCTTCAGCCTTCTCTATTTTCTGCTCTAAATTTTCTTTCTTTTCATCTTTAATTAAATTTCTTTTCATCTTCCACTGTCTTAATGATATGTTCGCAGCGATTAATAGAAGTACAGCTAGTGGGTCAAATACAAATATGAGTATCAATATTACAATACGAACAGCACTATCAAAATTATCTTCAGCGTTCTCACCATAGATTAACTCTGCCACATATTTGATAGGTCCTACTTCTGCCTCTATCTTATTCTGTTCTAAACTTAATGTACCCTTTTCTTCGGATAGTTTACCAATCTCATTACTTGCTTCTTTGATTGCTGTGTTTAATTCTAATCTTTCTGGCTCTTGTTTTCTTCTCTCTTTTAGACCTCTAGTCACAAATTCTTTATCAATATAAACCTCTAATGCCTTGTCTAATAGTGTTAATGTCTTTTGTGCTCTATCTATAATAAGTTGTTGTGATTTAATTTGATTGTCTATTAATTCTATTTTGATATTATTACTTGATGTTGGTTTAACTTGATCTAGGTGTGCTTTAGATAGAAACCCAAAGATACCCATAGATGTAATAAAGATTAAAATTATAATAGCAGAGAATAGATATGCTTTAAGTAGTCGTGGTACATTACTATCCCAATTGTGATATAACCAACTGGCCGCTACTAACTTACCAACTTCTAGTGCTGAACCCATCATAATAATTGGTATCACAGCACCAGCGAACAATGTCGCTAGACCTATGATTGAATAACCAGCCGCAATAATAGATATTGTTATGGCTGATAAAAATGTTAAGATTGTTAAGAACATTATAGTATTTTAAGAAAGCAATTAAAACTTATTACAATCTTTTCCTCTCCTTGTTGAATATTTGTACTATGATTTAAATTACTTTTAAAAATCATAAGATTACCAGTTTCGCAAGGATATGAATAACTACCAATAGACAATTCTGTATCTTCTGTTGTTGGCGTTGTCATGTCGTCCTCTTTGTAAAAAGTTATATAGTCGTCTTTGTTTGCTTTCACATAAAATGCACCACTGAATAATGAGTTTGGGTGAATATGTTTATACAAAAAATCACCAGGTTTACTCTTATTAAACCAAGTGTCGCCAAATTCTAATTGTTCCAAATGCTTTTCATTATAACCATATGTCAAAGCATATGCTTTACAATGTTTCATAATATCATCAAATAAATTTGTAAATCTACTTTGTGTATGTAGTTTACCAACACTATGAGAAGTATCCACTTGGAAGTATTCTCTTTTTAATTCTATGCCTAAATCACTTAAGCTTGTACTATAATCTAAACAAGCATCTACACTCTGAAAGTCTTTCATTACATACACACTTTTTGGAAACCAAGTATGTATCTGTGCACCATCTTTAAAAGTTTTATAACGCATGTATTATTTAGTTTCTCTATTAGGACTATTAATCATTAAATTAGTAGAAACTGTTATCCTTAATTTATCTGCGTTAACTCTTCCTTTTTGTACTTCATGCTTTAAAGCAGCAGGAAAAATTACAAGGTCATCTTCTTCTACTGTAAATTTCCAAGTTTCATATAAATATGAATTTTCTGGTACTGATTCATCTGATACATCATAAAGTCCTTTACTTAAAAATTGAGAATATGAACTAAAATCATTATGATTAAAAAAATTAGTTTTTTCATGCTGAGTTTTATCAAATTTTATATAATGTACACTAGAAAAATCAGCTTTAGGCAGATGATGATGTGATCTGAAATATTGATTTTTATTAGAAGCTGTATAATTTTCTATTTGATATTCCCAAGAAAACCTGTCTTTTGTTTTTAAAGTATTATTACAAAAATTATCAAAAATTTTATAATATACATCTATTAACCCTACTTTATCATAATCTACTTTTTCAAATTTTGGGTTCAATTCATCTGAATAAGAGTGGTGTAAATTACTTTCATCATC